ATTCTTTTCTCCGATCGGGTATCTCTCACTCTCCCTGTCTATGTACCGGCAGAGCTTATGGAGCGATACCTTTCTGTTCTTCTCCTTCAGAAGATCTGTGTTGCATTCAAAGGTTTCGTAAAATTCCTTTAACTGCTCCGGCTTCATCTGGATACCAAGCTGCTGTGCTACCTGCAACAGGCGGAGTTCGTAATGATTGCCGTCTATTGCCTGTAGTGTCCTCGTATTGACCTTATTCAGCCCTAAGATTTCATAGATGGTGTCAGCCTTATAATTGACCTTGCCCGTCATGTTCCCGCTGTAGTTGTAGCCTCTTACCACATCCTTCGCCAGCTGGTTCAAGCCCATTTTGCAGAACCACTCAAGCTTCGGAAATTCCAGATAAATATCAATGGCATCCTCGTATCTGAAAGCCGTGGTCGGCATGTTCTGTGCCAGAATTTCCAGTGCGGAATACTTCATTGGTGTATGTTCCCATGCCTGCGGAAGATTTCCGGGATATAAGATACACTCCATGCATGCGATATTTCCCTCATCCGGAATCCAGCGTGAATTCCCCTTCTGGTGGTACACTCCCCATTCATAGCTTTCCTTCATCAGCTTTTCGCCGAAGAATGTGCAGAAACAGCGGCTGTACTCATGCATGGTTTCTTCAATGCGTTTCTTACATATGCTGCCTGTTGTCATTGCGTCATTCTTTATGCGTCTCCATGCTTTGAAGTACCGGAGTAAGAAACCTTCCTCCTGCCGATCCACATATATGAACCATCTTTCATCTGCTATCTGGCATGGCATTTTTCCTCTTGCCTTATATGTCACTCTGCTTCCGCAGAAAGGACATTCCCCCTTTTCATTGTTCCGAAGTCTTATACTGCTCCGGTCAACGATTCCTGTCTTCTGGCAGTGCGTACACTCAAATTCAGCCTTTCCCTTGGATGTCTCTTTATAAATTCCGTACCGGCTGAAACTCATGCCCTGCTCCCATACCCAGTCAGTAAAATCCTGTGAAGGCTCTCCTATCGGCTCCATCCGCAGATCAATCGGCGCAAGGACTTTTCTGTGCTTCTCTGCCAGTCGTTCTGCCTTGACCTTGTCCTGGAATCTGTCAATAGCATTCCATACGTTCTCGTCAGTGTCTTTGCGGTAAGCCTTGAAAAAGCTCTCCATGATGCCCTTGTCCTCTGCTGTCCAGATAAACACCTTTGGAACGTGTTCGCTTTTCCATGTTTTTTGATCCCATTTGTACTCCCACAGCCGGAAACCCTGCATATTATCAAATGCAGCTGTAAGCCATTTAACCTTTGACTGTGACAGGTCCTGCGTGATATAATCATCACTCGACAGAAATGTCCTAAATGCTGCTTCCGTTTTTCCTTTTTTGAGCTTCGACACCTCATAGAAATTCAGAAGCAGTATTTTGTTATCATCAACCAGCTCCGCAGTCACAATGTGCTCCATTCCGTCCAGTCTATCTGCCATTTCAGCCATTTCTGCTGTTGCCTCTAGTCTAGGCAATGCAGACAGCTTTCTTTTTTCCATCGTACATCCCTCCTTACAGCCCCATCATTGAGAACAGATCCATCTGCCCTTCAAGTTCATTCGACCTCTTCTTTGGAGCTTCTTTTTTCTCCGGCTCTTTCTTCGGTTTGTCCGCCTTTGCTTCCGGTTTCGGAGCTTCCTTGGCAACCTTATCTTTTCCAGCTGTCTCCGCCTTTTTCTCAGCACGCTTCTTCATGCTGTCCAGACGCTTCTGCTGATCGGCTTTCTGTCTCTTTTCTCTCTCCTTGGCTTCCACAGCCTTTTTCTCTTCAAGAGCTTTATCATCCAGTCTGTAATAGTCCTCTGCCCATTCGTAGACTACGGAATCCTTTACCATGGCGCAGTTGCCACTCTTGAGCTTTCGTGCCTGATCCATGATGTACTTGAAGCACTTCTCCCAAGTCTTGTGATCCTGGCATACATCCGAAGCAAGACTTTCAGATTCCCTGCACCTTTCAATCAGATGTTTGATTATTGGATCTGCAAATGACTTATCCTTAGCTTTTTTCAACTCCTCCTGTAACTTCGTAACTGCTCCAACAACTCCGATATAAACAGAACTGTTATTATTTTCTTTCACAGCTTCAATTTTCTCTGGTGTAGGTGCTGGAATTTCTTTAAGACTTGCTGTTCCCATCGGGACCGTATCATCTGCATCTATATCATCATTAACCGCCTGCTCAAATGCCTGCTGTTCAATGCTTGAAATAACTTTTCCCATTTCCGACTGCGGCTCGGATGCCGAAAAATCCATAGCCTCATATTCTTCTTTTAATCTGTCGTTCTCTACATCAAACAATGTGTTACCATCAGCATCATAGAATGCGGTTACTTTCTCTCTCTTTAATATCTTGTAGGTAGTATTCCCTACCTCAACTTCGCTCTTGCTATCCTCCAAAGAATATCCGTTTTCCAGATACTCAAGAACAGCTTTGCTCCATTCGTGTTCGTAATCTTGATTATCTCCTAATGCGTAGTGCATTACATTTCTACCTGTTTTCATAGGCTTTCTCCTTTTTATCGAGATCGAAAAACATATAAAAGTGCTCTTTTTCTACTGTTTTTTCGGTAGTTGCAGTTCCACCAAGACCGCCCATTGACTGGAACAATCTTCTCCATGTCCATATTTGATTTTGAAACATTGGCATATACCAGAGTTCCTGTCCCTCTTTTTCATTAGGGAACAGTACATGCCCCGTCAAAGGATTTGTAATCGTATTTGCTATACACACATATCCTGCACACCCCAAAAGTGAAAGCTGTATGTAGCACATCATCCCGGTTATTCTGTCTATGTCCTGTGCAACAAAAACCACATGATTTTGAAAATTATGCTTACATTTTTTCATAGTATTTGCGGCAGCTATCAATGTCGCTCCTGCTCCGCAAGCCGGATCACATATAGATAAGTACCCCTGTTTCTCAATATGACTGTCAATGTCCTTGCAGGTTATTTCAGACATCATCTTGCATACACAGTAGGGTGTAAAAAACTGCCCTTTCCAGTGATTTCCATGATTTAACTGCATATACATATCTCCAAGAAAATCCTGTTCCGGATTTCTTTCAAACGCTTCAACAATGATTGCAAGCATTTTCGCAGGAACTTCCACAGAACCAAGTCTCTCTATGCATTGTGCGTATTCTTTTTCTCTACTCTCATAATGCTCTGGACTTCTGTCAGCCACATTACTTATTGAGCACGCTATGGCCGCCATTAAATCTGCCCAAACCTGCCAAGAGCTACGGGAATAACAAAGACTGTGAAATATATCCAAAAACTCTTTCTCTGTACCATGGATAATTTCACTTTGTTTCACCGCCATTTAACTTCCTCCTTAGTTCATCCATCAGATCAGCCGGCGCCTCGACTCTCTCATTTACCGGTTCTGCATTTTCGATAAGCTTCGTTTCCTTAGTTCCTAAAGCCTGTTTCGTATTCTGCTCAATCTGTATCTGTTTTGTCTTTTGCACAATCTCAGGTAGTTGCCGCTGCTTTATGTGTTCATTGATTTGGTCTTCATAGGCAATTCTGAAATTTGCTCTGGATGCCGATGGATTCTCGTCCGTACATATATTTGTCCACCCAAGGTTTTTCACGACAGAAACCGTCACATCATCCATTGTGCTATATGCCTGTTCCGGATTATTATGCCCGTACATACGCATTGCCTTTTGAACACTACCCCAAGCTTCATCAAACGACGGAAGAGGTCCTTTTGTCCTTTCCATGCATAGTTTTCTGATATCCGCTATCGTCGGCGGAAATGTGCTTGTAGATGCAAATTCCATAACAGCATTTTCAGCAATTGGATAGTCCACATCTTTTAGCATTGCGTACCAAAATCGCATCGCAGTAGCATCTGCAAGTATTTTTGATGCCGGATAGGATGCTTTGATAGCTCCTGCTATGAGGTCAAATTCATCGGTTGTCATTTGACGCCCACCCCCTTACATTATCAGCCCACTGTTCCGTAGGAGATTGGCCTTGCCCGCCGTACCGACGATTGCCTTTGTCCTGCTCTCTTGATAGCCAGGAATTTACAAACTTGGTAATTCCTCTTCTGGTCTTACGTTTCGTCCGGTTGGATATGCACCACGCCCGCATCTCGTTGAACTGTTGCTTTACATCCACGCTTGGGTAAAGTCTTACGTATTCTGCGAATAATGCTTCTGTTGGCCTCCATTCAGATCCGTCATTTAATATCAAGGCTTCAACATCTGCCTCGGGTTCGGAGGGCTGCTTGCCAGAACTCCGAGCAGGAATATTTATATCTCTTTCTCTTTTCTCTATCTCTTTCTCTATCTCTTTCTCTGTGTTACAGTTTGTTACTTCTGCGTTACTTTCCGTTACATCAGTGTTACATTGTAACGCTTTCATTTCGCTCATTTGTTCGGTTAATTCCTTTTGAGCCCTGTGTTTTCGCACTCTTTCAGCTGATGCACTTTCGCTTCCTGTGACAGCAGGAACTTCAGTCAAAAGGTATTGATCCTTACTTATCACTTCTAGCAATCCGCATTTCTGCAGATACGACACAGTGACCGTAACATTGTCGATGTCCTCATCAAGATCAAGCGCTAGTTCCTCTTCGAAGCTGTCCTCGACTCCCTCATAGTAAAGCTTTCCTTCATTTTTCAGAGATAGGAGCTGCATCTTTAGGTAAATAATAGTGTATGTATCTCCACCAGCTATCTTTCGAAGTTTCTTGATGACCTTTGAATTAAACCAATCATCTTTCAGCCTGAGCCAATAGTATTTCTTAGCCATCTCTGGTACCTCCAATTTTCATGAATGTAAGCTTCTCCTTTCTGGGGCTGCCCGAAGGCAGCCTCGTATTTTATTCATAAATAACCTTGGATCCATCCTCCGTCTTTATAACATCCAAACTCTGAGGAAAGCGTGCTTTCATGGTAGGATCATGTGTTATTGCCATGATCTTCAAAGTCGGGTATCGGTATTGGATAGTCTCAAGGGCATCACAGTAAGCCTGTATTCCATCTGCATCAAGGAATGGTGGCTCATCGATGAATAGCATTCCCATTTGTATTCCGGCTGAGGATGCCTTGATTTCAGCCAGTGCAAGAATGACTGACAGTGATGCTTTTACCTTTTCTCCACCGGATTTTGACAGATAAGGAAGTGTTGATTTTCCATATTCTTCAATCAGGATATCCAGGGTAACGACTTCCTTGTTGGTATTGGACTTGATTGTTTTCTCAGTCTGGAATTCGATACCCATTTTTCCGCTAGTCATTTGACCTAAAATACTACTTGATACCTCTGTAAGCTTCGGTACCAGTGACCGAATGATCTGGTGCGGAATTCCATCCTGTGAGAATGCCGATTTCAGTAAATCATACTTGGAAATCTCTGCGGATACTCCGGATATGCTGGTCTGCAGTTCTGATACAGCCAGTTTTAATCTTTTGATTTCTTCAATCTTCTGATTCAGGCCGCCAAGCTCCTGCTGATGCGAATTCATGATGTCAGTGTGCTGTTTTATCTGAGAATTCATAGAATCTATCTGCATCTGCAGGGAGGTAATATCCAGTGTTGCTCCACCTGTCTTTTCGAGTTCTGCTTTTGCATCTTCCAGCTCTCTCAGGAGTTCTGTAAGTCGAATGGAGTAATCGGTTTTCTGCTGTTCTGCATTTGCCTTTCTTTCCCTCACAACCGGGTAAGTTCCGGCTAGGTCCACATATGCTTTAAGTCTGTTTATTTCTGCCAAAGTTTCTCTATGAGCAGTTACTGCATCCGTATACTCCGGAAGGATTTCTTCTATCTCCTGTGCCTTTATTTTGACCGTAGAAAGCCTTTTTTGCGCTTCAGCTATATTTGACTGTATATGCTCGATTGAAGCTTTTACGAGTTCAATCCTGTTTTCGCGCTGGTTAAGTTCCTCAAGCTGATCAACATACGGTCGAAGTTCCGCAATTCTGGTCTTAATCTTTGCTATATTTTCCGGATTAAATCCAATACCCTGCAACTCGGAGTCCAGTTTTTCCAAGTGATCTTCCAGCGGTTTTACCTTTGCCTGATAGTCCTCTTCCAGCTTTTTCAACATATCCGGATATTCATCCAGTTTTTTCTTTGAAGCCAGAGCATCCGCAAGGAACCCACAATTTGCATTCTCGATATCAACGCACTGTACCGAATCAAGAAGCTGTGCTTTTCTGCGGTGGTTCTCTTCGTCCCTCTCAAGTCCTTTCTTGGATACCGAAAACAAATTCTGTAACTCTGCTATTGAATTGCTGACCTTCTGCTTTTCAAGTTCCTTTGCCCTGTAATCACGCTCTTTTTCATATTCAACATTCAAAAGCTTATCCTGGCTCATATACTCTGCAGCATTCGTCCGAATCACATAGTCATTGGCGTTGTCCTGTAAACTGCTGAGTTCTCTGTTCTTCTGGTCAAGATCTGCCTCATGCTTTGATATGGAATCCGTTTCATCCGCAATCTGTACTCTAAGTCTGTTTAACTCATCTACCTTACTCGCATGTACAGCAGCCTTTTCAGAAAGTCCTTTGTCCTTTTCTATGAGAGCATTGTATTCTTCCACTTTCTGTAAGGTATCAGACTCACTTTGCAGTGTAGTATCGCAAGTCGTAATAGTAGATGAAAGAGCCGCTATGTTCGTCTGGCATTCACTTGCTTTGGATTCCAGTGAGACTATGGATGTCTGTACCTTCTTACGGCGTTCTTCAGCTTCATTCTGCATGTTCAAAATGACAGATTTTTCATCACGCTCCTTTGCGAGTTCATTAATCCTATCCTGATGAGCAGATATGCTGTTTTCCACAATTGTCTTTTCAGCTAAAGGATCTCCATAACCATTTATGGTCTGCTCATGGATATTGACTGTATTTTTTTTAGCTGCAATGTCTCTTCTGAGAACCGAAAGGTTATCCTTTGCCAAATCCTCCATGACACTGTATATGCCAAGTCCGAGAAGATTCGAGAGAACTCCAACACGTTCCTCCTTGCCGGCTTCCAAAAACAATCCGTACTGGTCCTGCATAATCAGCACGCATGCCTTGAATGTAAGGCTATCCATTCCGAGAACTTTCTCAATCTCATTTTGCGTATCCTTGTACTTTTCTTTGGATCGGTCTTCCCACTCTCCGTTGATAAGCTGTGATAAATTGAGTGTTCCTTTTCCGGATTTTGCTCTTGTACGTACTACACGGAATGTATTTTCTCCGAGGGAGAATGTGAAGCTGATAGAGCCAGATCTTGCCTTTTCATCACTTCGAATCCACCCTGTGAGATCTCCTTCTCTTGGTTCTTCAAAAAGACAGTCCATAATAGCATCCATGAACAGGCTGCTTTTCCCCGCTCCATTCTGTCCATTAATAGTGCAAAAGCGAATATCATCAAATGAAAAACTCTGCTCTACATAATTTCTGTAATTTTTTACAGAGATTTCCTTTGGGATAAATGTTCCGGTAAACTCCGATACAGACTCATTTGCCCTCGCCTTTTCAATGATCGGGCGCGCAGTCTCCAGTATCTGTGTGATTTCCTCCGGCATTTTTCCTTTTTCCTGTAGATACTGGATAAGATTTGTTTCCGGATCATCAAATTTTGAAAGTTCCGTTCGGTTTACATCCTCTATGGAATCCAACTTTATGTCTGCTTTCCAAAAAGCTCCTGCATCATACAGAGCCTTTTCAATCTGTGCAGTATTTATTGCTTTTTTCTGCTCTGCTGTGCAGTTGTAGATAATTCTGACAATCTTATCAGCAACGCCTTTCTGTGCGAAATAAATAGGTAATGATTCCGGATTATTGATTGCCTGTTCCACATCGTTCTTATCCCAATTTATTGTTAAAAATTCTCTATAAGGTGTTTTATGGAATTCTGAATCCGTAAATACCAAGCCTGTTTTTCCAAATGCGCCCTCTTCAAAGTGATGAATCCAGAAGCCTCTCTCCTGTCCTTCATCGTTGAAATTGAGAGCATTCACAGCGCCGCTGTAGCATACATTATCAAGGCCATCTATAAACTGTAGTCTATGTATGTGGCCGAGAGCAACCAGATCATAATTAGCGGCTATCAGCATTTCCTGCGTAATCACCGGTTCAACCTGTGAAAGAAACTGTACCTGTCCTGATTCCGTATTTGCCCCGGGAACTGTGTAATGAGACATCAGAATCGATAGTTTTCCAGGTTCGCAAAGTGACTTCATACCGACTACGATATTCCCAAGCTCATCACTGAATACCATATTCTCTTCATCCTTGGATAAACCGGGAAATTTCGCTCTAAACCTGCCCTTATCAAATCCAGGTACCGCTACGATATCAGCGTATTTTGTATGGACAACCTGTGGATCCGTCACAATATACGCATTGTCAATTAGTTCAAAATGGGCTTTTAGCTCTTCAAAGGCATCTTCTGAGTCATGATTTGGTGTGCCTCGCATAACAACGATTTTCCCGCAAGTCTTTGACAATCTAAGTATGATATCTCGTGCCTGCAGTACCTCTTTATGGCTCCTACTCTGCCAAATCTCAGCCTGATGGAATATATCTCCGGATACAAGTATGAGATCCGGAAGTTCATCCTCTGCAACTCTTACCACTTCCTCAAGGCATTTCAGTGTATCCATGGATCGAAGGTTTACTCCATCCTGTTCTGGTCCTTTAAAGGAACCGATGTGCCAATCTGCTGTATGTAGTATTTTCATAATTTCATTGCCTCCTTTGTAGCTTTCATCGCATAAATCATATTGTTTAATTCAAGTTCCAGTAATTTGAATGTTTCCTCTTCGATTCCGCAGAAATCAATTCCATCACCGGTCCATTCCTCTCCAACGAAAAGGATGTTTCCCATAATCGGATTTCCGTGCTCGTCCGTTTTGTAAAGATAACTTCCGATTAAATTTGGTACATTTTCTTTCAGTCTGCCCTCTTCATCAATCAGCATACTCACACACTGTCCTGGTATTTTTGTAGGGCGATTTTTCATCTTTAAATCCGTATAACGTCTTTCCGGCATCACGTGCTCATAAAGATTACAGCCATTTCCAATAAGTTCTCTGAGTTCTCTATTCTGCTTTGAATGATTACCATCTGGAAAATCGTGAATTGAAAGCTCCATATCCGTAGATATTTTGATAAGTTTCATCATCTGACTCCTCTCTGGCACTTAACGCATAATGACTGGCCGAATTTATTGACGGAATAGTTATATACATTTGGAGTGATCGGAGTTCCGCAATTATCGCAAAATAGACCTTCATCCTGAGCCTGTTCTTGTACATTCTCCGGTTTTTGAGATTCCTGTTCCTGTTTTGGATCTGAATACTCTTCTGCCGCCGATTCTTCATCTGGCTGAAAATCACTCTGGAATGCAGGGTTATCAGAAAATTCATCTGGATTAAAAAAGTCTGTTGCTCTGTTGCTATCTGTGGCAATTGTTGCTATAGAAGGTGCTTCTGTACCAAATAATGTACCTATGGAATTCATACCTTGCGAAAGCATTGCTCTTCGTACTTCCGGGTCATTATAATCTGGAGAAAATGTGACACGAGGAATTGCAAACGGCTTCTGTAGTTCCTCTTTTGTGTACTGACCTTTCATGCCAGTCAATGCTCTAATGACACGAAGTATAGCGCCTGTCATAGCCTTTTCAGCAGCTGTTTTTCTAAGTAATGTCATATTAACCAGTACAGACCTATCAACATACTTATCTCTATCACAGTCATCTATTACATACGCTTTGCAGGGTTTACCCCATTTGTTCGTGGTATCAATCCACTTACCTTTGAACATCTCTGCAGCGGCTTTTGCTGCTTTTTCATCCGTTATTCCTTTGATTGATTTATCCATAAATTCAATCCTATAATTTGCCTCTTCATCATCGAGATCAATGCACTTCCAGTCTGCATGTGTCTTCCCGGTTCCGTCTGGCATTCTCATTGCTCCAAATGCGGTAGCTCTGTATGAATTGGCGCTTTCTCTGTTAACGTATGTATGGTTCGGATCGAACTGGATACCAGCCGCAGCTGCTATCTTCATAAGAAGTGGTTTTGCAGGGGAAAATGTTTCAATCCAAATGTCTTTTCCATTTCCGTCCTTTTTTTCAGATTTTATGGAACCGACTTTGAATATATCTCCAGAATTTTCAGATAAGTCAGCGATCACTTCCATAACGGTGACTTTGTAGAAAGGGTTAAGTTGAACCTCTGTTGATGCTGGCATAAGAAGATTGCAGCCAGCGTATTTCTTTTGTATTTCTGCCATAGCATTCGTTTTAGTTTCCATGTAAATACCTCCATATTGTGTGTTTATTCTTGATTTATAAAGCGATGAATGCTACAATATGGTTGCAATGGGAGTGTTCCTGTCTTCGGACGGAACGCTCTTTTCCATATTGCGAAGCTTCTCGCATAAATCCATTGTGAATTTAGAAAAAGCCAGTGAATGAACATATTCCGCTGTAAGCTGCGCCAAGTACCATGGCTGCATTACTTCTGGTCTTTTTTCCATTTTGTAGATATGGTTCTGCTTCCTCTTGGCATATTCAAGTGCCTGTTCATAATTTTCATCTGATATATTTGCCTGCAAGATATTCTCCACATCTATTTTTGTCATGTTTGTCCCTCCGGTAATATTTAAAAAATGTGTTGATAGAACAGTAAGCTATTGCCAAAACCATACCGATCAAAATATATTCCCCGCCATAAGCTACATATCCCCTCTCTTTGTAAGCATATGGAATAATAAACAGAGCTGTAAAAAATGCAGCTGACACAGAAAAGAAAAGTTTGATTATCATTACCGTGATGATTTCTGCCGCTGAATCTTTCTTTGTTTCTCTTCGCACCGGGGACAGATATATCCTGACTTTGGAATCTTCTGTAAGATACTGATATTCCAGTTCAGATTGCACTTTATACACTTTGCCTTCACTCATACCTGCCTCCTATTTGTAAAATCTCATTGAGTCACACTGATAAAGAAATTCCAGATTTCTGCTGTGCCAGTTATCCTTATCCTCACATGTTTCAAAATACAAGCACCCTCCGGAATAGTCATTCAGCGCTGTCCTGACAACTTCCACTGCCTCGTAGCAATCTGCGTTCGGTTCTACTCGATCCCATCGACCGTCTCCTATGCAAGAAAACTGATATGTACCATCATTGCACTGGTAAATCACATCATGAATGTTGTCTGGAAATGCATCGCTTTCGACTCGGTTTAGGACTGACATTACAATCAATGTCTTACACTGGACCGAACACCCTTCTGCCTCTGCCATTGCTATTCTAGCCAGCAGATAAGTTTCTTCATCAGACCAGTTGCGATCATATACAAACTCCGGACATTCCTGCATTTTCTCTGTCTCATGTTCCGTATCATCCTGCTCCATTGACAAGATAGCCGGTTGAGACTCATTGATTGCATATATAATGTCAATCATTTCAACTTTTTCAACTTCTTTTAAAGGTGAAAGTTGGGAATACTCTTTTGGTTTACATATTCCTGCAATCATCATGGTTCCGATTGCTATAAAGCTGATTGTTACGCACGAAGCGTTATACAACTTCCTTTTCACGTTCATGCACCTCCGTGAAACATATTTGCATCTGGCCTCTTTTACCGGCTCTGTACATGCTCATAATTCTGTTTGTTTCCTGTTCTTTCTCCTGTCTGCATGTACATATTTCTCCTGGATCCAAATTTCCATTGCAGTACGGGCAGACATCATAGTATCTTTTTGCCATCTCTGGTACCTCCTCCTCTAAATAAAGCGTTCATTAAAATATTTTTTTGATACCTTTCCCTTTGGATATCTCATATATCCTTTTTCTTCCATCTCATCGTTGAGTTTTCGAACAACATCCTGTGCTTTTGTCCTCTTGCAGCCTAAGATCTGCATTACATCAGCCACTGTGTAATATGACACTGTGACATCCTGGCTTAGTACTGCCATGTTTTTCACCTCCTGAAATCACTATTCTTTTTTACAATTTTTAGTTACCCAGGCTTTCAGTTCCTGCGTCACAGCATTTAATTCATCCAGTGACGAAAGTACCTTGTTCAGCGTTGGCTGTTCATCTTCTGATATAATGCCGTCAGATACAATATCCAGAAGCTCTTCTTTTGTCTTTGAGATTTTCTGGAACGATGAAAGAGCCTTAATTGAAATCCTGTCAAGGTCTTGTGCTGTAATCTCCGGTATGTCCCATCCAAGCGGGCAAAGGTTATGGCAATATGTATTGATCAGTTCCGGAGCATTATATAAGTCTGACATTTTCAATACTGCTTCCGGCGTCGGCACGCTAATACCAAGTTCCCAATCAGATATTGTTGATTCAGATGCATATCCAAGCGCTTCAGCAGCTCCTGCCCTGCTTTTTAGTTTGTCATTGTATCTTGCAGCATCCAATCTGGCTTTGCAAAAGATGTTGTCCTTTGCTTTCGTAGGTCTTGTTCCCATTTATTTCACCTCTCTACCTGTTTACAATTAAACTCAGTTGAAGTTTCTTGAACTATTGAGGCAAAAAAAATCTCAAACGTCTTCTCCTTTGACAAATGGAGAATGGTAGCGATCCTGTTGGCCATTTCAATGTCCACAGATACCTTTCCTTTTTCGATTAGACAATAACTGCTTCTATCTTTAAATCCAAGCTGCTGAGCCATATACTTTTGCGTATATCCTAGTTTGGATCGCTCCTCTTTTAGAAGTTTAAGATTCATCTAATCACTCCTTTCTTGTTTTATATTCTTCAACCATGTTCATAATACTTCAACTTTTTCCATCTGTCAATAGATTAGTTGAACTTTTATCAACTTTTACAAAACATGTTCAATTCGCGGGAGGTGTATTATATAATATGTTTGAGAATATTCAACGAAAGGAGGTATATTCTTTGGCGAAACTATCAGAGAGAATAAAAATGTTGCGTACAACTGCCGGAATGACTCAGGAAGAGTTCGGAAAGATATTTGGAATTGTAAAATCGACAGTTTCTTTGTATGAAAGCGGGAAAAGTTGTCCGAACGACCAAATAAAACTAAAAATATGCGAATACTTTAATGTTCCAATGGACTTTCTCATTGGTCTATCTAATGTGACAACTATTAGCGGAAGTAATTTCGGGAAGGTATTAACAAGTGATGGTGTATGTCACTCTCATTTTGTAGATTTGTGTGAAATTCGCAAGAAAACAACAGAAGAATTATCAAATATTACAGGTATTAGCATTGATGCGCTAAATTCATGGTTTGTAAATGAGATTCCGACTCTTGAGAATATAGTTATGGTAGCAGATGCACTTAATACAACTGTAGATTATCTTATTGGAAGAACAGATTTATATAACGAAATAAGTCCCGAGAAATATGAGATTCTTTCCTATTACAGCCAGCTGTCTAAGATAGATCAACGATGGATCGTAGGTCAGATGGCGGATCTAATAAAAAATAAGCCTTCGATTCCTACTGTTGCAGCGGTAAGTGAAAAGAAGGCGTCTGGAAAATAGTTAGCCTCGAATGGTACCGAGGCCGGAAAAAGTAGATAAGTTTGCGATTACTATATAACAATCAAAATATATATTAGGAGTGTATGCCAATGGAAAAGTGTATAGATATAGCAAAAATGTACTGGGGAAAACTAACAACTGCTTCCAAAGTAGTTTTTGTAATTTGCACGCTTGTCACCATTCGAAATCTATGTTCTTCAAAGAGTATACCTGACTTTTTTTCAATACTTATTTCCTGCATTATTCTATATGTCATTCTGATAGGAATAACGCAGATAATCTCAAAAAGAAAAAAGAATCATACATATACAAAAACCCTTTCTCCTACCGATAGCCTTCCTGTAATAGCAAATTCAAACCTAATGCTTTCTGCTGATGAAACATGCCATTACTGTGGCCAAGCTACCTTTGTTAAGACAAAAAATGTTGTAGTTGGATATTCTGGTGGTAGTCGTGGGACAACAGTTCGAGTTGCAAAAGATGTTTCTTTCCGTATCGGATCTCATAAAGCGGCTCCAGTAAGAAGCGATGTGGAAGAGAAGACAGATGGAATACTTTCAATTACAAATAAGAGGATTGTTTTTTCTGCTAATAAAGGTGCTTTTGATAAAAAGTTATCTGCGATATCTTCAGTTACTCCACACAAAGGATACGTTGCTTTCCAATTTGGGGATCACCAATATCCGTTAGAAACCAAGGATTCTGAATATATATATCAGATAATAAGCCGAATAGTAAGCTCAACCGAAAATAAATAACGGAGGTATGCAGCATGATACAATCTGAGACCTCGCAAATGATGAATCCTGAAATTACATTAAGAGAAAAAGTCCTTGGAGAACTCCTAAATACTCCTCTTGCTGATGCAATGGAGCATGACGAAGAATTTGAAAGGATGATTGAAGAACGGTTGTCGCACCTTGATGATATCTCCAGAAGCGAATTCTATCGTTTAAGGAAAGGCCGCAATAAAACAGGTGTGCTTTCGCAAAAAGACCTCGATATGCTGACATTAGAAGCAATGGAGAGGTCCTACAAATACAGAACATAATAAATCTACTTGGAAGGTATTTGATGTACCTGCCAAGGGAGCTGATGGGGCGATTATGTCGGCTGCCGGACACTTATGGAAGGGAGCTGGTGCCAATGGTTACATACGCGGATCTGATCCAATTTGTAATTATGCTTTGTGCAATCGTTACTCTTGTTATCAATATACACAAAAAATAGCGCCCTCGCTCTGGTAAAGTAAGGCGCTATTTTTAATGCTACATTTTGCCGGCGGCTAGGTGTACTCTAGCCATTGGCTCTCTTGTTAAGTACATTATAATACCTTCTTTCGCAAAAAGTCAAGGAGGCTATATATGCCGGCATACAGAGAAGATAACGGAACCTGGACATCCAAGTTCAAATACAGGGACTGGCGTGGAGAAAAGAGGCAAAAGACAAAGAGAGGATTTGAAAGGAAAAAGGATGCTTTGGATTTTGAAGCTGAATTCAAAGCTACTCTTGTGCACTCCGCAGATATTCCATTTACCGCACTTGTGAAAAATTATCTGGGCGATCTCACAAAGAACCATAAAATAGAGATAACCACTGCGGAGAGAAAGCAACGGGCTTTTGATAAAATGATCAGTCCTTATTTTGGCCAGAAGCCTATCAATCAGATCGCAGAGCTGGATGTTCTGAACTGGCAGACATGGGTGCAACAGAAAGGATTTGATAAATTCAAAGGCGTAGGGTATGCACCTACTTACCTGAAATCTATCAATAATGAGTTGTCTGCCATGATGAATTATGCGGTCCGGTACTACCGGCTTCCGTATAATCCATGCGAGAGGGCTGGGAGCATGGGAAAAAGCAGCGCAGAGGCAATGGAGATATGGACTCTCGATCAGTTTGAACAATTCATAGGATATGCCGATAAGTCAGATGCTAAAATTGCCTTTGACATTCTATTTTGGACCGGTATCCGGGAAGGTGAGCTTCTCGCTCTCACTCCTGCCGATTTTCTTCCAGGTCCAAGGTTGGATATTAAAAAGAGTTTTGCTGTTGTAAACGGAGAACATATCATCAAGAAACCGAAGAATGATCCATCTATCAGATGCATAGCAATCCCGCAGTTTCTTTATGACGAAGTTCAAAACTATATGCATGGTCTTTATGGTCTTGAGCAAACAGACCGATTATTTACATTTACAAAGTCATTCCTATTGAAAGAAATAAAGCGCATGGCACATATGGCCGGACTTGAACCTATACGAATTCATGATCTTAGGCACTCTCACGCATCACTACTCATTGAGATGGGATTTAATATTCTGATGATATCTGAAAGGCTTGGCCACAAAAATGTGCAGACAACATGGAATACATACGCTCACCTGTATCCGGATAAGGGACGTCAAATTGCATTTGGTCTGCAGGAGGTAAAAGCTACAGGTCTTACAGCAAACAAGACCGCAGAAGATCAGGTAATCGGACTCCTTGGAGAAATTCAAAAGGCTCTGCCAAATTATAACACTTATGAAACGGATGATATTATTTTGTGGGATTGTGAATACAAGATCAAAAAAGTTGTTGATCGGAAGCAATTTGATGATATGGTGTATGGAACTATTGAGCCGGAAGAGGCATTTGTTATTATGATGAGTGAAGGATATTACGAAGTTGATACCAGATATGTTTTCTGTTTTTCCAGTCGTGGAATGCCAATAAAATACCTCTGA